TTGGCAGTGGGGCCGCAAACGGCGGCAGAGGCCGCACTGATGGGTATCCATCTCGATGGCCGGATCGACATCGCCAACTACGAATCGCTCCACAAGATCGACGTGAGCCAGTACGCCGGGGTGTTGTTGGACGAGTCCAGCATTCTCAAGAACTTCACCGGCAAGATCAAGCGGCAGTTGGTTGAGGCGTTCGCCGAAACGCCATTCCGGCTGTGTTGCACTGCCACGCCCGCGCCGAACGATTATATGGAACTTGGGAACCATAGCGAGTTCCTTGGCGTGATGCCGTCGAACGAGATGATCTCCCGATGGTTTAGCAATGACACGATGGCGGCTGGTTCATACCGTTTGAAAGAACACGGGCGCGCCGATTACTGGAAGTGGCTGGCATCGTGGGCGCTTTGCTACGGATCGCCCGCTGACATCGGGTTCTCGGAAACGGCCAGGCGGTTTACCCTGCCGCTTCTCAACATCCATGAGGAGATCGTTTCCACCGAAGGACTGCCCGCGCCTCCGGGTGAACTGTTCCGCGACCTCAAGAAGCTGTCATCGACGACGATGCACGAAGAGATGAGGATCACGGCTGACCGCCGCGCGGATCGGGTGGCCGAGATCGTCGCGAACTGTCACGATGAGCCAGTCCTGATCTGGGCGAACACGGATTATGAAGCAGAGGCCGTCATGCGGGCAGTGGGCGACATCGCCGAAGTCAAGGGATCGCATCCGGTTGAAACGAAGGTCCAGAGGCTGATGGACTTCGCTTCCGGCAAGGAACGAATCCTATTGACCAAACCGAAGATAGCCGGGTTCGGGATGAACTGGCAGCACTGCGCACGTGTCATCTTCATGGGCATCAGCTATTCATACGAGCAGTTTTATCAGGCCATCCGGAGATGCTGGCGGTTCGGCCAGTTGAGGCAGGTTGAGTGCCACGTCGTGATTGCGGATTCAGAGGGAAGCGTCCTTCGAACGGTGCAAGAAAAGGAAGTGGCACACATCAGGATGAAGACTGAGCTTCAGATTGCCATGCGAAACGTGATGGACCTGAAGCCGGAGAATCGCGCGCTACGAGTGCTCGGCGACGATTGGAAGGAAGCGGTCGGACCTGACTGGCGGATAGTGAACGATGACTGCGTGCGCGCGCTGTCTCGGGAACCGTCCAATTCCATTGGGTTTAGCATATTTTCCCCGCCGTTTTCGACGCTCTACATCTACTCGGATTCAATCGCAGACATGGGGAACACGGCGGATGATGGGGAGTTCTTCAAGCAATACGGGTTCCTCGCGCGGGAACTCCACCGCGTCATGATGCCGGGACGGCTGGTGGCTGTTCATTGCAAGGACCTTCCTTGCTACAAGAACCGTGACGGCGCCATGGGGTTGAGCGACTTCCCGGGGCGAACTATCCGGGTGATGGAAGATGCCGGGTTCCAGTTCCATTCTCGCGTGACGATATGGAAAGATCCCGTCATCGAAATGCAGCGAACGAAAAACCACGGATTGCTGTACAAAGAACTCTGCAAGGATTCATGCGGATCGCGCCAGGGCATGGCCGATTACGTCATCGTGTTTCGCAAATGGGAAGGCATCGAAAACGCCGTTTCGGTGAACAGCGGAGCACAGGAGCGATTCTACGATTATCGCGGATCGACGAAGATCCCGGGCGGTGAATACATGCGCGGACTGACTAAGGCCGAACAGGACCGGCTTTACAGCATCGCCGTGTGGCAGAGGTACGCTTCCCCTGTCTGGTTCGACATCGTTCAGACCGATGTGCTCAATAAGGAACTGGCCCGCGCCGAACAGGACGAACGGCACATCTGCCCGCTTCAACTGGGGGTTATTGAACGATGTATCGAATTGTGGAGCAATCCGGGCGACCTGGTTTTATCGCCTTTCGCCGGGATCGGCAGCGAGGGATATCAGGCGATCAAGCAGGGCCGCCGGTTCCTGGGTGTCGAACTGAAGGAAAGCTACTATACGATGGCGGCGCGCCATATCGAGATGGGCGCCGGAGAGCGGCGGCAACTTCACCTCTTCGATGCGCCCGGCTCTCTGGTCGAGACCTCCTCGACGTTGAGCGGTGCTGGCTCACGATTGACGAGATCGAAACGGCGTGGCGGCGTGGCGATGAAGGGTGTGCCGGGGCCATCGTCGGGTGGCTGGACTGGCACGCCGAGTTGGAGTTGATTCGAAAGGGTGTGACGCGATGCGGGGTCTAAAATGGTGCCAGCACGGGGTTGGGACTTCTGCCGAATGCGACAACTTGGCAGAGGCTGGCAAGCGGTTCTGTTCCGTCCATCGCGTGGACGAGTTCGATATCAGCCCCTCAGCCCGGCAGACAGCCGGGGCGCGAAATAAGGGGGAAGGTGATCGGGCGGCGGCCGGCGCGCGGGGCGAAGATTCCGGCCGCTAGCCCGAGGGAAAAAGGAGGATAAATCATAATGGAGACCCCCAATAAAGAATTCCACACCCACCGATGTTCGGAGATTGAGCGCGTACTGGTGGAGACGCGTGGAAGTCTCCTGACGGCGCTAAACAACCTGCGATACGTGAACCCAGAGAGGTCGCTGCATGAACAGGGTTACAGCATTATCGGGATGCCCGACTGGCAGGCGCGGCAGTTGGTTGACAAAATAAACGCAGCGCTGGCGATGAAGGATGAGTAGCGAAAAGGACAGAGCGAGAGGTGAGCGATGAGCAAGTGTGATACCTGCCTGTTCAGGAGCGAATCATGGACCGGCCACAAGAAACCGAAGCCGAAGGACGAGCGGCCGTGGTGTAGGGTAGCGGGGGCACTGTACGAAATTGCCATGGTCCCCGCATCCCCCGTCCCCGGAGTCATCAGTTCAGAACCAGTAAAGCGGCGCTCTGCTGAGTTCATCCCAATGCATCGTGTAACAGAATGCGCATTCTACCGGGAGGCCGTGTTCCCGGAGTTGGTATGCAAGCCGTGGGAGTCTCGCGCCGAAGCCGTAACCGCATGGGCTGATTGGCAAAAGGATCTTGCGCTCGCCCGGTACCGCGCCATGGCCGAAGGCATTCCAGAGGACAAACTCCGCGCCCTGACCCTAGATGACATATGCATACTGCGTGCCATCGGCGGTTCGAACGGGGTGGTGGTGGTGCCACCGCGTGGCCAACTGCTAGTGGACGCCGGGCTGGCCGAATGGCACGGAAACAGGATTGTCCCCGTGAGCAAGAAGGTGGATGCGATCAGGATATGGTGGGCTGCCATGCCGTGGGAGCCGTGGCCATGATTAGATACTTTGGTGGACCAATCAACCCTACGCCGGTTGCCCATGCCGTCTGGAAATCCTCTCACGGGTTTTGTTCGTTCGCGTACCCGTGGCAGGCCCGCCTACGGTTGCTCAATCGTTTGCTCTCGAAGCCGCACGGTATGCCGCTATGCGATGACTACTGCACTTGGTTCTGGGGACCTCCGCTCCAGGGGTGCCTGTGGCCGGGCGAAACCGAAGCGGAGTTCGGATATCCCGTGTGCGCCAATGCCACCAAGGAGGCGGCCGATGGGGATCATCGCGATACAATGCGATAATGGTAGCAGTAGGGGACTACCCGGCCTTAGTCGGCCGGTGCCTACTGACACTAGCCGGGGGCGCATGGCGGGTGCCCTTATCACCCGCCACCCCGGAGTTGGCCTATAAGGGGGGCAATATGGCGGTGCTTCACAGCTATCCGTGGTACTTCCAAGACTGGCGATCTTCACGCACCCGCGCGAAGATGACACTTGAAGAACAGGGGCTGTTTCGAAACATTCTCGATATTTTGTACGAGGATGGGTCTATACCTGACGATCCCGGACAGGTTCAGAGCTTGATCGGGGCAAAAGACAAGGAATTCAACCGCGCATGGCCACGTGTTCGCGCCGCGCTGATCGAAGTTCCGGGGGGCCTCACGCACCCAAGGGTGCAGGTGGAACTCCCTGGACTCATAAGGTTAGCGGCACTTCGCAGCGGCAAAGCGAGACTTGGAGCAGACGCAAGATGGAACCGGAAGTCTGAACAAGCCTTGCGGAATAGCGATGCTCCAAGCATTGCTCCAAGCATGCCCGTAGCAATGCTTGGCCAATGCTTGACTGATGCTCAACCGATGCTCGGCTCATGCTCTTCCGTTACCGTTACCGTTCCCGTTACCGTTCCCGTTACCGTTGCCTCTCTCTCTACGAGTGCCCCAGACCTCTCCGACATCGCACGCCGAATCCACGACCGGCACCCGAAGCACCGGAAGGGCACCCTTCAGGCAACCGAACGGGCGCTAGCGGCCCTGGTGGGCAACGCGGTGGACCCGGCACGCGAAGCCGCGACCGTGGACGCCAATCATTCCGGGTGCTGTGCGTCGGAGGAGTGGACGCGCGAGGGCGGCCGCTTCGTGCCATTCCTGGACCGCTGGCTGAGTCAGAGGGCGTTCGTGGCGCCGCCGCCCGCGCCCGGCGGTGACCCGCACCGAGAGCTGGTGCGTGCGGCCGTCGCCAAGCTGCAAGGGGGATCATGAACTCAGACGGCATTTCCGCCCAACTGGCGCGCCTGCCGGGCTGGCACAAGATCCGGCCCGAGATGGTGGCCGACTATTCCCGCATCGCCATGAATGCGGGGTCTCTGGAAGTGCTCGCGGCGGCCATTACCGACATCGTTGATACGCAGGCTTTCACGCCGACGCCAGCGGCTTTCCGGGAAGCCATTTCCCAGAGAATGGCGGCGAGTGCCCCGGACTGGCGCGCTAGAGAGGCCCGCTGTGCCACTTGCGGGGGCACAGGTTGGATTTCCGAGCGTGTCGGGGTGGTTCGGTCCACCCGGACGATGAAAACGCGCTCTATGGCCGTTTACGGCTCATTGGCGGGCACTCCCGAAACGGTGAAGGCGATGATGGATCGGGTGAACGCCGACATCGTGGCCGGCAAGATCGACGATGCTTACGACTTTGCGCGGCCGTGCGGCTGCCGGGGAGGTGCTTGAATGGCTGAGGGAGGACTCTTACGATGAAGATGGGGATTGACTACGAGCGGCTGGGCAGGGCAAACGCGTTCCTCGCGTTTCACTTGCCGTCGTCGCAATCGCGGCTGGTGTTCGACGGGCGGGACCGGCTGCAATGGATGGACCCCAGGGGTAGGCTGAGCGGCCCGGCGCGCGTGCCAGACCCGCCAGACCCGGCAAACCGGCGGTACTGGGAGTCCTTGGCACTTGTGGCCGTGGAGATCGCCAAGGGGGCGATCAGCCGCGAGCAGGTGAGGGAGGAGTACCCGGAGTGGGTTGATGCTCAGTGGCCGGAGTATCCGCCAGCGTCGCGTAGGGTGCTTCGGTAGAAGAAAACTGGGCCGCATTCCCCTGCAAGGATGTTCAACGGCCCAGCCAGCTTTCAGTGCGGGCGTGGTGGCAAACACGGCAGAACGCCGCGCTGTGATAGGCGCTTACCCGCACCAACACTCAGTATCGTAGCAGATTTCTATCCGCGCATTCGCAATTAGATTTTCTCCTTCTTCGCCGGGACCCGCCATCCCTCATACGAGAGTGGATCGTGCGCCAAGTGAGAACTATCCGGCACCGGGAACCCGTAAACCTGCACCCTTTGGGTGCTTGGCTCAAAGCGAAACGGTCCCAGAGTTGAGGCAAAGAATCGAATCCAGCGCGCCCGCAAAACAGCGGAAATCCAATCCGCAAGCTCTGGCTGTGGACATGTAAACTGATGGCGCCACAGGCTCACGGCAAGCTGGACCGGGCCGTATTTGTCTTGAACCAGCGTCCAGTCCCGGATTCCCGGGTCGTCATAGATGGCGGCCGCCACTTCCGGGAGGTCTGTTGGTTCCGGGTATTCGACCTCGCGGCTGGTGTAGACGTCCCGGCCAAGTATGGACCCCGAGAGCTCAATCAGTTGTATCTTCATCGTTTTTTCCTTTTCTTGTCGGCCGCGATGATCTGGGCCGGGGTGGACATCTGGTCCCCACCGCATTCCTCGCACCGGGGGCGCGATTCGGTATAGTATTCGCCCTCGGTGGTGCGGGCGTAGATCATTTCCGAGTACATCGGGCGGATCCCTCCGCCACACAAGCAAACCGGCAGCAGCGCCCACTTGCCGCTGGCGAGACACTCCGCGCACAGGGTGGGCGGTGATTCCCACCCCGTTTCGTCATCCGTAAGGTCGCGGGCGCGCTGGTACTCGCGCCACGCGGCGGCGGGCGGTTCGGTTCGGTGGTCCGGGCACAGCAGCACGGCGCACTCACCGCACCGCTCCAGATCGTCGTAGCACCCAGTGCAGATGGGCACGTCGCCGCACCCGATGCACCGCCGCCCGGACGAGATGTAGGACTTGGCGCCGCAC